CTACTTTAACCAAAAAAGCTATGGATACATTAAAGCAATATAATTGCATTTAAACACTCAAAGGATAATCAAGCCCCTGATTTGGGGCTTTTTTATTGTCTGAAATATATGTAAATCAGTTACATGCTATTCACTAATCAAGTATAATCCGAATCATAAGGCACAAATCCGCCTATATAATCCCAAATCTATTTAAACACTATATAAACGCCTATTATAAGCCTATTAAAAGGCTTTAATAGTATGACCTCAAAGAATAATACAATCGCTTACAACGGCTTAAAATCAACGGGTTAGGATTGATAGGGTATAATTTAGCGGATAATATGAGTTAAAAGGCTATTGTAGCCCCCTACAAGGCTCATGGTAAGGACTTTGAAAGTATTTGAGGGGATAGTATCAAAAGAATATATAATCGCTCTATGAGCTTTAAAATGGCTTGATAATAGTTATCAACAACCAAAGGAATAAAAGAGTTTATACAATGAATAATAATAGTAATGAAATCAATGAGTTAGATAGTAATGACCAGGAGTTATCCACAGATAAGCCTAGCTTATCAGCTCAAGAGCCAGTCATAGCAAGGGATTCGGAAGTTGTGCCTAAAAGAAAGGCAGGTAGACCCCGACATCTTGTTTTAGCGACCACCCAGAATGAGGTCTATGAATTATCTAAAGTAGGTACTAGGCATGAAGATATCGCCACTCTAATAAATGTATCTGTTGACACATTGACAAAGTATTACAAGAAGCAGCTAGACAGAGGAAGGATAGAAGCTAACGCAGCAGTAGCTGGAACAATGTATTCTAAAGCAATGACAGGTGATGTTGGTGCGATGATGTTCTGGTTAAAGACTCAAGCACAGTGGAGTGAAAAAAATACCACAGAATTAACTGGAGAAGGGGGTAGCCCTATTAACATCAAAGTCATTACGGGCATAGATTAAAAACCCCATTTGCAAATTTTTGCGATATATTTTTTTGACGTTTTTATACTCTTCTATACTCTACTCTTCTCTTCTCTAGTATATACCAAGACTATACACTGTATATACACTGTATATACCAACTCGTAAACACTGATAAACACAGGGAATGACTATGAACGAAGAAGCTTTAAGACGACTTATTCAACAAATAACAGGCGGTGGTGTAGGTAATGTATCTAACCAGGAACAAGCTATGTTTGCTAACGCATCTAATGCTTTAAGCGGGCAAGGAAATAAACAATATATAAAAGAGATTATGGATATGCAAAATAATGCTCCTAATGGTGGTGTAGGAAACGTATCTAACAACGAATTAGCAAGATTCCAAGAAGCTCAAAGAAATAACTATATGAATGAGGTTATGGGTATGCGAAATAATGCTCCCACAGGCGGAATAGGCAATATATCTCAAGCAGAGTTAATGCGATTGATTACCAGTCCATCGCAAGTAAGTTCTGGTGACCCAGACGGAATGACTGCACCTATTATGCAATTATCTCCTGAAGAGATAGCAGCAAGACAAGCAGCTTATGCACAGCAGCAAGCACGACAGCAAATGATGCAGCAATTAAATGGTGAGCAAATGCAGCAACTTGATGATTCTTTATTTGACCAAATGGTAAGACAAGGGATGGGTAGATAGTCATGCTAAAAAAACTAGCAAATTGGCTTGGACACTCTTGGAATGTTTTAGGTTCTGATAATGAAGATAGATGGGTAGAGCTAGATGACTTTGGTCACTGGGAATACCAAGTTACTAAAGGTACGGGCGGCAAAAAAGTGCACTTCTATGTAACGGTTACCGAAACAGACCAACCACTAGACTCTGGTAGGATGTGGAGCGTAGAGTTTGATTCTAGTTGCGACAACCAACACAAATCCGCTATCATTGAAACAGGAGAAAAGCACGAGTTCTCTGTAAACACGAATTTTTGGTCAGACACTAACTTTACCTTTAAGATAACTTCTACTAAAGGTGATGCAGATAGAAATATTCTTGTACATTTGGTAACAAAAACAACTTCATAATGTGGTCCTGTCATATATACTGGGGCTTCGGATTTGGCTTTGAGTTTTATGAAGCAGAAATGGAGTTTGAGGACGGTTCAAAAGACCCGATATCATATCTTTTAATTAACATAGGACCGATAAGGATACAACGTGGAGAGTACATCTGAACCAGAGCCAAAAGCTCACGAGGATAAACTTGAAGAACTAAAGAGGTGGTTTGAAGCAATAGGAGATTGTGTATGAGTTTATACGAAAACATGAACAAACGAAAGAAGGCAGGTACTAGCAGAACTAAAAAGAAGTCTACTGTTACCAAAGCTGCTTACGCAAATATGAAGGCAGGTTTCCCTAAAAAGAAAAAGAAGAAAGCATAATGGCTATTAAAAAAGGTAGTGAAACATTTAGTGGTTACAACAAACCTAAACGTACTCCTGGACACAAGACAAAGTCACACGCTGTACTAGCAAAAGAAGGTGATAAAGAAAAACTGATACGATTTGGGCAACAAGGTGTGTCTGGAGATAAAAAGAAAACAACAAGAAGCGACTCATTTAAAGCAAGACACGCAAAGAATATAGCAAAAGGTAAGATGTCAGCAGCCTACTGGGCTAACAAGGTAAAATGGTAGATAAAGAGTCTATTAACAAAAAGACTAGAGAAAGATTAAAAATCTGGAGAGCAAACAATCCAGAAAAAGTACGCAATAAAAACTATCAAGATAGATATGGCATCTCATTAGACGAATATGAGGTTATGCTAAAAAAACAAAAAGAACGCTGCTTCTTATGCAAAACACATAATGACGATAGCAAACTTTTTGTAGACCATTGCCACACAACAAAAAAAGTACGAAAACTATTATGTCAGCATTGTAATAGTGGTTTAGGTTACTTTAAAGACAATAAAAAAATACTAAAAAAAGCAATAGACTATTTAATAAAATATTAATCAGGAGCGATGACCCGAAAGGAGTCGCATAAGCATGGCACAAAAACAAATAAGCACTGGCTATAAAGCTAGAGAGCCACAAAAGAAAATACATCAGTTAGTAAAAGAAAACAGATTCACTGTAGTGGTAGCCCACCGCAGAATGGGTAAGACAGTCTGTGCGATAAATCAACTTATACACAGTGCATTAAATTGTGAGAAACCAAATCCAAGATTTGCTTACATAGCACCAACGTATAACCAATCAAAGAGAATCGCATGGGACTATCTTCTTGAGTACACAAGACCGTTAGGCGGAAAGGCTAACATTGCAGAATTAAGAGTAGACTTCATGGGTAAACGAATCAGTTTATATGGTGCAGATAACCCTGATAGTTTGCGTGGTATCTATTTAGATGGCTGTGTGCTAGATGAAATAGGTAACATTAATCCTACATTATTTACTGAAATTGTACGACCAGCATTGTCTGATAGATTAGGATACTGCGTAGCAATGGGAACGCCAAAAGGACAGAACCATTTTAAAGACTTGCGTGATAGAGGTATGCGAGAGGAAGGTTGGAAGCTGTTAGAGTTTAAATCTTCTGAAACAAACATACTCCATCCAGACGAATTAAAATCGGCTCGTGCCGAGATGGGCGAAGACAAATACCAACAAGAGTTTGAATGTAGTTTTAATGCCCCAGTAGAAGGTGCGTATTACTCTTCTATTATAAACGATTTAGACGAAAAAAAACAGATTATAGATATTCCTAAAGACGAACTAGCAAGAACATATACTGGCTGGGATTTAGGTATGTCAGACTCTACTAGCATATGGGTTGCACAAGTAGTTAACAAAGAAATACGACTAATAGACTTTACTGAAAATCATGGTGTAGGGCTAGACTACTATGTTAACTGGTTGCGAGAACATGACTATATGCACGCCACGCACATATTGCCGCACGATGTAGCGGTAAGAGAACTAGGTACAGGTAAATCTAGGAAAGAAATGTTAGAAGACGCAGGTTTAAACATTACTATCGCAACTAAACTGTCGGTAATGGATGGTATAGCAGCGGCTAGAAGAATATTACCCCGTTGCTGGTTTGATACAGATAAAACAAAGATTGGGTTAGATGCTTTGCGTAATTACCGCAGAGTGTTTGATGAAAAGAGAAACGTATTTCATGACAGACCTTTCCATGACTGGGCATCTCACGCAAGTGATGCGTTCAGATACTTGGCTGTAGGTATGGATGAATCACCTATGGAAGCATGGTCTAAACCCCTTGAGGTCAACACAAAATGGATAGTATAAATGGCATATGAAAATAGCAGTATGAAATCTAATGCAGATTCAGATGATAACAGAACATTAGTTAATCTTATCGGTGCACAAATTGATGACTCGTTAGGATTCATTCAAACTGAAACTAGCTATGAACGTCAAACAGCTCTGGAGTATTACTTACGTGAGCCGTATGGTAACGAAGTAGAAGGCAGAAGCCAGATTGTTACGGGTGAAGTAGCTGAAGTAGTGGATGGTGCTTTACCACAAATTATGAAAGTGTTTACTTCATCTTCTAAAGCAGTAGAGTTTGAGCCTGTTAATGAGGGCGATGGTGCTCTAGCCGAACAAATGACAGCGTATGCTAATCACATATTCTACAAAGACAACAATGGCTTTGAGATTATGCACGATTGGTTTAAAGACGGATTGCTACAAAAAGTAGGCGTAGTAAAAGCTTACTGGAATGATAAGAAAGACATTACTAAAGAAAAGTATTACAACTTAACTGAAGACGAACTTGCAATGATTATGCAAGACGAAGAGGTTGAAATTGTAGAACAGGAAGAAGTAGAAGAAGTTATAGAGCAAGAACCACAACCAATGATAGACCCTCAAACAGGTCAGCCTGTAGCAGACGAAATGGGTATGCCATTGATGATGGAAGTGCCTCCTATTGTTAACATCTACTACAACGTAAAATGCAAACGTACTAAAGACTTTTCTAAAGTTAAGATAGAAACTATTGCTCCAGAAGAGTTCCTCATAGACAAAAGAGCTACAACTATTGAAGACGCAACCTTTGTTGCACACCGTAGTTTAGTTACTCGCTCTGATTTAATTGCTATGGGTTATGACCCTAAAGTAGTAGAAACATTATCCATTGGTGATACATTAGACTTTACTCCAGAAAGAATCGCACGTTATGGTAGAGGCGAAGAGCCTATGAATACCAATGATACTAACGATGAGTCTATGGAGTTAGTAGAGTATTACGAATGTTATCTGCGTACAGATTTAGATAAAGACGGTATTGCTGAACTACACAGAGTTTGCTATGCAGACAATCAAGTGTTAATGAGTGAAGAATGTGATTACGTTCCTTTCCATAGCGTATGCCCTATTCCTGTACCACATAAATTCTTTGGGCAATCCCTAGCAGACAGAGCTATAGACTTACAACTAATTAAGTCAACTGTTACTAGACAAATGCTAGACAACTTATACTTGACTAACAACTATAGAGTAGGTGCAGTAGAAGGACAAGTTAACCTAGATGACTTACTAACCTCTACCGCAGGTGGTGTTATTCGTATTAAGAACCCTAATGCGTTAGTACCTATGACTGTACAATCTAGTGCAGGACAATCATTCCCTATGTTGGAATACCTAGACGGTATCCAAGCTAAACGTACGGGTGTGAGTGATGCACAGCAAGGACTAGACCCTAACCTTTTACAGAACGTAACAGCTACCGCAGTGTCTGCTATGACATCAGCATCACAAGGTAAGCTAGAACTAATAGCACGTATCTTTGCTGACACAGGCGTTAGTTCATTGTTTAAAGGTATCATGCACCTAGTATGTAAGTACCAAGACAAAGAACGTATTATTAAAATTAATAATAATTTTGTTCCAATGAATCCAAGAGAATGGAGCACACAATACAATATTACCGTTAATGTAGGTTTAGGTACAGGTGGCAAGCAAGAGCAATTAGCTACTATGCAAATGATTCTTGCTAAACAAGAAGAAGTCATTAAGGGGTATGGTTTAAACAACCCATTAGTTAATATTAAACAATACCGAGATACATTAGCTAAATTCGTTAACATGGCTGGCTTTAAAGATGACAGTCAGTTTCTCATGGAAATATCAGAAGAGCAGGCTATGCAAATGGCACAACAAGCTGCTCAAGCTCCTAAAGAAGAAGACTCTAATACTAAAGCTGCAGCAATTCTAGCTGAAGTAGAAAGAGAAAAAGCCCAAATGAAAATGCAATCTGACATGGCTAAATTAGAGCTAGAAAAACAAAAAGCCGAATTAAAAGCTCAAAAAGAAATGTTGCAACTTCAGCAAGAGCGTATGGAGTTTGAACAAGAAATGGCTATGAGAGAGTTAGAGCTTGCACAAAAAGCAGCTAACGATAATAAGAAAACTGAACTAAATCAGTCTAAAGAACTAATCAACGCTTTAGATAAGATTAACAGTATCGCAGGAATGTAATGACCAAATCAGAAGCCTTTAGAAACCTTTTGCAAAGTCAAGAACTCAATGATGAAATGCAGGAGATGCAACACGAGCTAACCGAACTAATCATTAACTCTGATTCTGACCAACAAAAAGTCCGAGAGGATGCTTACGTCAGGATTAAAGTTATCAACGAAATCATGAACCGCTTTAAATCTATTGCAAAAGACGATGAGATTAAAGACAGGGCATGGAAGATATTATAGGCATTTGCCTTTAATGGGTATCCTCCCCTAGAGGAAATTAAGGAAACACCATGAGTGAAGAAACCATGACTCCCCAAGAGGGAAGTGGAGAACTAACAATGTCAGATGCAACTTCTGCTATAGAAGGTATGTTATCTGCAAGCGAGGACTCCAACGAGCAACCAGAAGCTGTAGAAGAACAGGTTGAGCAAGTAGAAGAAGTAGAGGAAACGGAAGAAGAAGTTGAGTATGAGGCTGAAGAAGTTGAAGAAGCTGAAAGCGAAACTGAAGAAGAAGATGACTCCGAGTATGAGGATGAAGAAGTAGTTGAGGAAGAACAAACTTTCACCATAAAAGCAGCAGGTGAAGAAAAACAAGTTACCCTTGATGAGCTTAAAAAATCTTATCAACTTGGCTCTGATTATACAAAAAAGACTCAAGAAGTAGCAGAACAGCGAAAAGTTATTGAACAAGAAGCTAAAGCTATTATTGAGGCTAGACAAGTTAGGGACAATTATTCACAGAAATTGCAGGCAGTAGAACAGTTTTTGGTTGGCAGTAATGACCGACCAGAAGATTTGGCTGCAATGAAAGAGAACGACCCAATAGGATATGCAGTTAAGGTCGCAGAAATGACCGAGAAGAAAGACCAATTACAGCTAGTGCAAGCTGAACAAAGACGCATTGCTCAAGAGCAACAAGCAGACAGGTCGGCACAAATGCAAAAAGTTGTAGAACAAGAATCACAAAAACTAGCACAATCCTTGCCAGAGTTTTCAGACAAAGTCAAAGGCGAACAAATCAGAAATGACATTCGTGCTTATGGCAAATCGGTAGGATTCACAGATGAAGAATTATCCCAAGTCTATGACTCTCGCCAAGTCCTTACTATTCATAAGGCTATGATGTACGACAAATTAGTTAAGTCAAAGCCTGGTATGAAGAAAAAGTTAGCTAATGCACCCAAGATGGTTAAGTCTGGTGCAAAGGTAAAACAAAGCGTATCGGACCAAAACAAAAAACAAATGCAAAGGCTACAGCAAACTGGTTCAGCCAGAGATGCAGCAGCTATATTTGAAAACTTACTTTAACAAGGAAAAATAACAATGGCAGAATTTAGAACGTATACTGCGATAGGTCAACGTGAGGATTTATCTAACACGATTTACAATATCGCTCCAACAGAAACTCCTGTAGTTTCTTCAATTGGTAAAACAAAAGCAACAGCAACTTACCACGAATGGCAAACAGATGACCTAGCAGCAGCTAGTGCAGCTGGTCTTGTTGAGGGTGCTGATGCTTCAGGTGCTTCTGATACTCCTACCACTCGTGTAGGTAACAGAACACAAATTCAAGGTAAAACAGTACACATTTCTGGTACTCTTGACGCAGTAGATAAAGCAGGTCGTAAGACAGAAACAGCTTATCAACTAGCTAAAGCAGGACAAGAACTTAAACGAGATATGGAAAAAACCATTCTTGGTAACGTAGCACAAGACGCTGGTGCTGCTGGTAGTGCAAGACTGCTTGGTTCTATCCAATCATGGCTTGGTACTAACTTTGTAACTATGACAGACGGTGTTGCTCCTGTAGGCTCTAACGGTACAGCTGCTAGAACAGAAGGTGCTACTGCTTCTGCATTTACAGAAGCAAAACTTAAAGAATGTGTTAAATCATGTTTTGAAAATGGTGGTAACCCAACTCTATTAGTTGTTCCTCCAACACAAAAACAAGTAGTATCAGGCTTTCCTGGTATTGCTG